ATTCATAAAGACCTGCATAACCAAGTGAAATAGATGAATAACCACCATAAAGATATTTATCTATTTTTTCGCCTTTCTTTAGTCTAGTAAACGCACCATCTTGCCACAGAATTGGTGCAACATCTGATAAAGTTCCTTTGAGTCTTTCATGCCTGCAACGTAAAGCCTTGTGACACAATTCTGTTCTTTCTTCAAATAGCTGCCAAAATTTATTTACATCTCTATTTGATGATAGGGCAACATCAACAAGGTTTATCGTAACAACGCCCTGATTAAATCTACCATAGAATTTGTAATTATCATTTTCATCTTTGTATGGAGCTAAAAAGCTTCTGCACCCCATTGATGGGAAGCAATTACCCTCTTTTAGTTCCTTCATTTTCTTTTCACTTATGTAATCTGGCACTAATCTTTTAGCAGTACACTTTGCGGCTTCAATAGTAATGTCCCAATATTTTGAGCCTTTTCTTATATTGTCCTCTTCAAGAACGTAAATAAGTTTAGGAAAAGCAGGTGTAACATAAACACCATTTTCATTTTTCAAGCCAAGAATACGTTGCTTAATAAATTCCTTAATTAAAGCTGCCAATTCTTCTTTGTATTCATTTGTTTCACCAAGGTACATGAATACAGTTAAAAATGGTGTTTGCCCATTAGTGGTTGACATACTGTTAATTTGATAATTAAAAGTTTGAACACTATCTTCAATTTCTTTTTTTGTATCAAGTCTTGCAAATTCTACAGATTTATCATAGTCTAGTCCACGATCTTTATATTTATTTAGATGATAAATATAGCTATCTCTAACGAAAGGGGCTAAATGTGTAAGTGTAATACTTGTACCACCATATTGAGAACTTGCTACAGCAGTAATAATTTGCGTTGCAATCGTAGTTGCCGTAATAAGTCTATGTGGCTTTTCAATCTTGACTTTATTAATCATTGTACCATTCTGCAACATATCTTCAAGATTCACAAGACAACAATTACTTATATGTTCTGCGAAATAGTCCATATCATGGAAATGGATAATGCCTTGCTTATGTGCTTCAACTACATCTGATGGCAATAGAAATCTTTGTGAAATATCCGTACTTGTAATTCCTGCAAGGTAATCTCTTTGTGTTGTGGCGAGTGTTGCATTTTTATTTGAATTTTCGTTATTCCAATAATCATTTACACCATCAATTAATTCAAGAATACTTTTATCGGTTGTATTGCTTTGTCTTACAAGGCTACGTTTATATCTGTATTTAATATAAGCTTTTGCTACATTTTTGTCATAATCCATAAGCGTTGTTTCAACTATATCCTGAATATCTTCTACTGAAAATTCTGACATGGTTTCAAGCTTTCTGCATACATCGGTACATATGTCGCTTGCAAGTTCGGCATTTATATCCGATGTATCAGAATAAACTTCATTATACGCTTTCAAAATTGCTTTACCTATCTTTGCCCTTTCAAATTTTACTTTAGTTCCATCTCTTTTAATTACTGTTTTGCACATTTTATCGCTCCTTATCATTGCTTTCAGTTCCATTGGTATTTCCCCCTTTATCATTCTCGTCTAATTCATCAAGCATTTCGGTTACTGTTCTATAGGCTATTAGAAAACCAAGTACAAGTCCAATCAAAGCACCAATAATAAAATTAGCCATTCTTATCATGTTCCTTTCTGTATTTTTCGTATTCATCTCTAATTTGCTCCAAAGTATAAATTTTACACGGTATATGTCTGCTGTCACAATACAAGACCTCCGTGCGACAGCCTTTAGAGGATTGCCAATCATTTGAAAAAACACTTGAACAAATAATCATTTCATCTGCAAGTTCTTCAAGTAACAACAGAGTCATGTTCAATCCTTGCTCATAAGTGGTACAATCGTAAAGGCTACCAAACATTGCAATAGGATTGAGATACAAATTCTCAGGGTGCATTATAGTCAACAATCTTTGGCACTCATTTATTTCACTTAAATTTTCTTGTTTACCACCATATGGGTGAGATAAGTAAACAATGCTATTATAATGTTCTCTGTTAATTATGTTCAGTTTCGGTATCATTATCTCCCTCCTGCTTGGCTATAATTCTTTTCACATAATTTTTTAAATTTTCATAAGCTGTGTTTATGTTTTCATCATTATTAATAACGTAATCAACAGATGATTTGCAGTTTTTAAATTCTATCTCGTCTTGCTCAAAACGTTTTCTAGCTTCTTTAAATGCTTTATCAATATTCTTATACATTTTATAATAACGTCTAAACAGGCGATCATGCCGAGTAATCGGCAGGCAATCTATAAAGATAGAATAAATTTCCCTATTGCCTTTGTATTTTTTATGTAATTCGTTAAGCCCTGTTTGGTCTACAACATAAAGATTATATGTATCATCGTCAATCTGACTTGCCGTTACTCCATAATGATTACCAAGATAATAGTTATATGCCACAATATCATTAAGTGCTTTAAATTCCTTTTCTGAAACAAATGTGTGACCTTCTTCTCCTTTAAATCTAGGAGAACGGGTCGTATAAGATGGTATTTGTTTCATATTAAATTCATTTTCAAGTATTTTTACAAGTGTTGATTTGCCACTTGCCGAAGCTCCAAGAATGCAAAATAGTGGTTTACTCATCTGTGCCTCCTGTTATTAATTCTGAAAGTGGTAATGTTTGAATCCAATCACAAAAAACTCTCCACTCATCAAGCTTATGCTCCTTACGAGACTTATAGATATTAGCCAAAACCTCGTAGTTCAGCATAACCGTACGACGCTGGTTATAAGAGTTCGGCAGCAACTGGATCATAGAATACCAATATTTTTTATCTTTAGTTTCAAGATACCTATCTCTTGCATAATTAAGTCTTCCTAAAAAGAAGTCAATTGTGGCTACATCACTCACAACATTCTCAAATGAAAAATCGTTTTCAGTAAACTCTTTCTCGGCAATTTTATGCATGGTACTGCAAGAGTTTGCAACCGTACCAACTTTATATGTGTCAAATTCTTTCCACCAGTACAGAGGTGCTATAATATCAACGTACACAACAATCATACGCATAAATTTGCGATGATCTGTTCCTGCTTTAGCAAGTCTCTTCATAAGATTGAGGTCATTGTCACCAATGCAATATTTTTCTCTTAAATATTTATCATTGGCAACTGCTTGATTAGTCCCCGGCTTTCCTATCAAGTGCCATCCGCTATCGCTCTTTCCCCAAGAGTTCATAGGATTACGCATACCTCTTATTGCTGCCTTCCAGCCCATTACTTCAATATTTTCAATCTTAATCATCGTCTTTTCCTCTACCTTATAATAAATTCTGCAAACATTTTTTCAGCGTTCTTTTCGTGTTCTGTTGGCACAAACATTATTACCTCGTTTTCTAGGTCAAGTGCAAATATACCCACTATACTACTTGCATTTACGCAATAATGGCTCTGCTTTAGGTCTATGTTATAGTCAACCATATTTGCAAGTCTAATAAACTGCTGTACTTCTTTTACTGTAGTAAATCTTATTTTATATGCTGTATACTCCGTTACCATTTTCATCTGTCCTTTCTCGCTTGTTTAATTTGTTGCCATAGCAATCATATAAGCTCTTTGTACGATTGCTTTATTTCTAGCTTTTGTTATCTTCTGTCTTTCTTTGGCTTGAATGAGTTCGTTCTCACTCATAAAATATGTATCTAGTTCTCTACACTCTGACTTGTAGCGTTTTAGCTGTCTGTTTTCCTCCTCTCTAGCTAAACGCTTTCTTTTTCCTGCTTTCTTGTCGTATGCCAATTTTTAAATTCACCTCTTTTCTAACTAAGTTTCTGAATTGATACAATATTACCAGAATAATTGCTATAAGTACCAATGTTACCACTACTCATAACATCAGGGTCAAGTGCATATGTATCAACTATAAATTCAACCACGTTCTTAAAGCCATTGCCTGTATCTCGATACTGATTATAATAATCAGTATGAATATCAGCTTTACAATCGGCTAAAACAGCGGTGAATGAATTACCCATGTCGGTTGTAATTAGATAACGTGTACCTATTTCTGTACCGTAATAACTTCCTAAAGCAATACAAACATCATCACCTTGTCTGCGTATTCCCTGACTATCCGTCCAACAATTCAGTTGCAACTGATATTGCAGAGAATTGTTGTCCGTGATACAAGCATAATCCATATAGCCGTGAAATGAAGTATCACCTGCTGGGATATCGTAAGAAACAAGTTCTATTTCTGGCTCTGTTTCAGACTTAGTAACTATCGTTGTAGTTTCGGTTACTTTGTAGCTATACGGCTTTGTAGTTCTTGTTTCTTTGGTGGTTGTAGTAGATTTAGTATTTGTTTTTACTGTATTTTTTTTATTTTCTACCGATCTAGCTTTTGTATTTTTAGTTATAGTGTTTGTGGTAGTGGTAATCGTATTAACTGTTGAATTTTCGGCTTTGTTTCTTTTAAAATTGTGTTTGTAATCTTCATTAATGCCAATAACCTTTACAACTCCAAAACCGATAACTATTATGCAAATAGCAACTATAAGCTGTATTATTTGTTTTGTTGTCTCGTCTTTCTTTTTGTTCATATGTATTTATTCCTCATCATCACAATAGCAATATTTGTTATAATAATCTTCTCCGTTCATTTTTTCGTAAGGGATGTCGTTGTATTCACACAAATCGTCAACGTCCACATTATGATTTGACAAATATTCAATAGCCTTTTCTTTGGCACATTCGCTGCAAAGTTCTTCCGAGTCATTGTCGATAATATAAAGCATATCAACCTCAGTTCCACACTTGTCACATATTAAAACACGATAATCTTGACCCATGTAACAATGGCGGC